TCTTTATGCTTCCAATAGGCCCCCATTGGCAAGCTTTGGTGGGGTGTTTGATAGCAGTTTCAGTTGTTCTTCTTAGGGCTGTTACTAATCAACCTTTGTCTAATAAGTAAATGAACCTGTTAAACCTGATTCAAGGCATCTTTCAGCCAGCAGCAGAACTTATTGACCAAGTACACACAAGTCAAGAAGAAAAGCTACAACACAAAGAGCGTCTTTTGCTTACTCAGGCTACAGTCATTGATCAGGTTCTTAAATACGAAAAGGATTCATTTGAAGCAAGAGCAAAGATTATCGAGGCAGAAGCTAAGTCTGAACACTGGCTAACTGCAGTATGGAGACCTATCACAATGCTGACATTCTTGGCACTGTGTGTTGGTGATAGCCTGGGGCTTCTTAGCACCCCTCTTAGGGATGAGGCGTGGACTTTGCTTCAACTAGGTCTTGGTGGTTATGTGGTAGGCAGAAGTGCTGAAAAGATCACTAAATCAGTGTTAGGTCAATCAAAAGATGGTTAATACTACTACTGGAATGTTCACTGTAGGGCCCCTAGAAGCCTCTATGGGCGTTTCTAATAGCATAGCAGTACCTACCCAAAGGGTAGCGCCTCCTGTGGCCCCTATAGCGCCCCCAATGCTAGGCAACACTGACTACACCATTAGACAGACTCCAGCATCAGCCCTAAGCATGCTTGGTGGTTTGCCTGTATCAGTCCCTGCTGAAGTTGCAGCTTATCTTTCTAGCCAACCACAGATTGTTTCTCCTTTTGAAGGAATGCCTTCATTGGTAGGTGCTCAAGATATCTTTGGTGGCAGGTCTTATGTAACTCATAGTACAGCAGGCCCTGAAAAGCGCCGTGTTGGGCTTATGGAGATGAAGCAGCTTGCTCAGACTCCAGGATTTGATACTACAGTACGTCCTGAGTTCTTAGGTGAAACTTATCTCCCATTTAGGCCAGAAGGTACCGATCCTAATGTTGTAAATGATACTAAGCTTTGGCACCAGTATTACACTGACAATAAAGACTATCGTAAGTATCTGTCTGCAGATGAACAGACAGAACTTGCTTGGCTTGATTATAGGACTGGAATTACTGACAAGAATCAGTTTACCTCAGCAGTTAACCAAGTAAGAGAAAACTTTAATCTTCCTCAGAAAGTAGCTTTTGAAGACTTTGAAGCACACTTCTCGATTGGCACCAAGAGGAAGAAGTATTCAGACAATCCTTATCAGGATCTTCAAGACTACGGTCCAGCGATTGGTGGTTATTGGAACCCTGAGAATGACCCTAGTGAAACACAGCAAGTATTATCTAACCCGTTTGTTCAGACAGCTATTACAGCCATTGGTAATGCCCTTGGTGGTCCCTTAGGGGCTGCTATTGCCTCTACAGCAACCACTAGGGCTACTGGAGCTGACTGGGGTGATGCTCTTACTGCAGGGGCTGTAAGCGGTACTCTTGCTGGAATAGGTGCACTTCAGGAAGCTTCTCAAGCAGCTCAGATGGCTTCTCAAGCAGCTACAGGCGGTGCTACTTCTAGTGGCCTTAGTCTTTTAGGATTAAATCCTCAATTAACAAATGCTTTGGTTAAAGGTGCTGGTGCTCTTGCCAAAGGTGGTGATATCAAAGATGCATTGATATCTGCTGGTCTTGGCTATGCAGGCGCTCCTGGTGGCGGGATGCTAAGCAAAACACTAGGAGACCTTGGGCTTGATGTAGGTCAGGGGGTTATTTCAAAGGCTGTAGAGGGCCTTAGCTTGGCAGATGTTGCCAAGTTTGGTTATAAGTCTACAGAAGACTTTGGATCAGCTCTTGGTGGTTTGATCGAAAACATGGATCTTGGCACCCTAGAGCAAACAGGACTTCTTAGTGTTCTTCCTCAAGGGATTCAAGATGCTGTTAGAAAAGTAGAAGTATCTGATCTTCTTGCTTCAGGTGTTGGTGGGATTGATTCAGGTCTTGCTTTTAACATCTTGAATGACATCAACATGCCCTATGATCTAAAAGTTGGTATGTTGACTGGTCAGGTTGAAATACCACAATGGATGAAAGATGCTTATGAAGCTGTTGAAGGGGTTGTACAACCTGCAGCACAACAAGTTGAAAGAGTTGCAAGTAAAGGGTATGAAGCTGTAGAACAAGCTATTCAAGACGCTGTGAGTGTGGTGACTCCTTCGCCTCCTGGTGGGTCTATGTTTAACATTCCAAATATAGATTTTTTTGGTTCTACCGAATCAATCCCTGAATTTAACATTCAAACTCCTAACATTAATATTCCTGATGTTAATCTACCTAATGTTAATCTACCTAATGTTGCTATGCCCAGTGTTAATCTAACTGGCGGTCAAAGAGGTATGTTTGAAGAGTTTGATCCTTATCGTTTTAGTGGTATTAGATTCCAACCAAGAGCCCCTGTGATTCCTACATTGCAAGCTAGGGGACAAGATCCTCTCTCAATTCTTCTTAGAGGCTAATTTATAAATGAATTATCTTACTTTGGTTAACAATGTTCTTCGTAGGATGCGAGAAGATCAGGTTGATACTGTTTCAGAAACAACGTATTCAAGTTTGATTGGTGACTTGGTTAATGATGCCAAGACTGCCACTGAACACGCTTGGGACTGGAGTGCCCTTAGGGACTCTAAAACTGTAACCACTGTTGCTGGTACTAATCAGTATACTCTGACTGGTTCAGGGGACGACTTTAAGTTCCTTTACTTTCTTGACACCACCAACAAGAACAACATTGTGTATCAATCTAAAGAATGGATTGATGTACAAAACAACACAGACACACCCCTTCAGGGTCAACCAGTTTACTTTAGCTACACCACTACAGACGCTAATGGGGACATGAAGGTTATTCTTTATCCAACCCCTGATGCAACTTACACCCTAAGCTTCAAAGGTGTCTTTAGGCAGGCTTTGTTGTCTGGAAACACAGATGTAATCAAGATTCCTTGGACTCCTGTAATGCACCTTGCGCTTGCTTTTGCTGTTAGAGAGAGAGGTGAAACGGGCGGTGTTAATGCTGCTGAATACTTTGCAATTGCAGATAAATACCTTTCTGATGCTATTTCTCTGGATGCCGAAAAGCACCCTGAAGAAATGATTTACAGGACTGTCTGATGTCTCAAGAACTTCAAACAGTAAATATTGTCGCCCCTGGCTTTATGGGGCTTAACACTGAAGATTCAGTTTTATCAATGGAGTCTGCTTATGCTACCATTGCTGACAACTGTGTCATTGACAAATATGGACGCCTAGCGGCACGTAAGGGGTATGAACTTCTAACCACTAATGCTACTCAGCTTGGATCAAGCTTTATTCAAAACATTCACCAGTTTAGAGATTCTTCAGGCAATCAGGTTATCTTCTCTACAGGTAACAACAAGATCCTGAGTGGCACTACTACTTTGACTGATGCTACTCCAGGTTCTTATACGATCAATGCAAACAACTGGAAGATGGTTAACTTTAATAACCATGCTTATTTCTTCCAGAGGGGTCAAGAGCCCCTTGTGTACAGTAACGCTCTTGGGGCTGTCACCAAGATCTCTTTGCACCCCTCGTACTCAGGTACAGCCCCCCAAGCTAACGAAGTCCTGGCAGCCTTTGGACGCCTTTGGGTGGCTGATACAGCCTCTAATAAGTCCACTGTGTATTGGTCTGATCTTTTGATTGGTGCTGCTTGGTCTGGTGGTACTTCAGGATCTATTGATCTAACCCAAGTGTGGCCTGATGGTTATGATGAGATTGTCGCCTTGGCGGCACACAATAACCTTCTGATAATCTTTGGCAAGCATAGCATTCTTGTGTACCAAGGGGCTGATGCTCCTGGGACTATGGAGCTTATTGACACTGTGTCTGGTGTTGGGTGTATCTCAAGAGATACTGTTCAATACATTGGCACTGATGTGTTGTTTATGAGCTACTCTGGCCTTAAAGCATTTGGAAGGACCATTCAAGAAAAATCACTTCCAATGAATGATCTTTCTAAAAATATCAAAACGGATATAGTTTCTATTATCCAAAGAGAAACAGGAAATTTAGCTTCAGTATACAGTCCAGAGAATTCTTTTTACCTTGTTTATTTTCCAACAAGCACAACTATCTTTTGCTTTGATGTAAAGGGCGTTTTGGAGAATGGTGCCTATCGTGTTACTCGGTGGCCTGTTGACAAGTTTAAGTGTTTTATGCGTCTGGTGAACGGTGATGTTTATATTGGAACTTCATCAGGCATAGGTAAGTACACAGGTTACACAGACAATACTTCCCCTATTGTTGTTAAATACTACAGCCCTAATCTGACCTTTGGAGCACCTTCAAGACTCAAGATTTTGAAGAAACTTAGACCCACAGTTGTGGGTGGTAGTTCTTCAACAGTTTCCTTTAAGTGGGGTTATGACTTTAGTGGTGCTACTAACTCATTTGTAATTTCTTTGGCTGATTATGGCAATAATGCTTTTTATGGAAGTTCACAATATGGCATAGATCAATACACTGCAGGTATTAGTTACATTACTCCTAATATCAACACTACAAGCAATGGAACAAGCATTGTGGTTGGTATGGAAGCTACTGTTTCTGATTACTTGTCCTTGCAGGAATTTAATGTGCTTACTTTACTTGGTAAACTAGTTTAATAAAGAGGATTAAAAATTATGTCGTTGTGGGGAGATATCTTTGGTGCAGTAGGTCAAGCAGGAGGCTTATTTGGTGGTGCTGCTTTGGCTCAAAAAGCTTATGAAGAACTTGGTCAAGCAGGACAAACTGCTTATCAAAGATCACAGCCTCTAGCCCAGCAGCTTCTTGAGCTATCCCAGTTTAGACCCTTTACGGTCACAACTGGTCTTGGCACTTTGCAGGCTACTCCAGAAGGTGGCTATACGTCCACTCTAAGCCCCCAGCAGCAAGCTTTGCAAAATCAACTTATGACGGGTGCTCAAGGGTTTTATGGTCAAGCCACTACCCCTATGGCTCAAAGGCAACAACAGGTTTATGAAGCCTTGCGTGCCGTTCAGTCTCCTGAAGAAGAAAGGGCACGCCTTGAGCTTGAGCAGCGACTGGCAGCCCAAGGACGCTTGGGGCTTCAGACGGCACAGTATGGTGGCTCTCCTGAGTCTTTTGCTCTTGCCAAAGCACAGGCTGAGGCACGTAACCAAGCGTCTTTGATGGCTATCGAGCAAGCCATGAAAGAACAAGCACAACAAGCTGAACTTGGTAAGTTGTATCAAACGATGGGTTATGCGCCTCTTGATGCCCAATTGTCTGCTTATGCACAAGGGCTTGGTGGTGCTGGTCTTGCCCAAGCAGCACAACAAGCAGGGGCAGGGTTGTTTGGTGAGGCTCAGATGGGCGGTTTGAGTGCTTTGCTTGCTGGTCGAATTGCACAGGCTAATCTTGCTGGTCAGCTGGGTACTGCTTTGCTTCAAGGAACTACTAGTGGGATGATGAGTAATCCTGAGGGCGGTATTGCTGGTCTTCTCGATAGGCTCTTTGGAGGTAACAAATAATCATGGCAAGAATTAGTGATGCAGTTATTCAAGGTTTGATGAATCCTCAGTTTGGCTTTACGGGTCTTGCTGAGCCTATTGGAATGCTTATGGGTGGTGCCCAGGCACAACGACAAGCACAACAGAGGCAGATGGATGCTATTCAAACTGCTCTAGGTGCTCAGGACATAGGGGGGCTTCAAGGGGCCTTGAGTGGCCTGAAGCCTGATCAAGTACAAAGTGTCTTGGCTGCTTTTCGTGTTTCTCAGGAAGCTAGGGCACAACAGGCTGAACAAGCAGCACGAGAAGCTGCTTTGGCTAACCGTACTAGACTGATGGAATCTCTCTCTGATCCTAATTCTGCTCTTTCAAGGCGGCTTGGGTCTGCTAGGGAAGGTATTCTTTCCGCCGCTGGATCAAGTTCTGATACGGGACTTTCTACAGCAGTTCAAAATGCATTAAAAAATCGTGTTCCTGTTAATACAGATCTTGTCTCTCAATTGCAAGCCATTAGTGGCTCTGGTAATAGAGCAGCATCTTCTTATTTAAGCGCCCTTCAAGACCCTAGCGGTTATGTTGATAAAGAAACTCAACAAGCTGCTTTAAGATACTTGGGAACTTATTCTAATAAAGGAACTGATAAAGTAGCTAATGTTGCTTTAGTGGATAGCCTGAATAAGACAGGAGACCCGGTAGCGCAGGTAATTGCGTCTACTTATGAAAACGATCCAAACTCAACGATTGCTTCTCTTGGCATAGATTATCTAAGGGATCAAGGGGCTTCTTCTATTCTAAAAGGACTGGATTTTAATAATGTAGCCGCTCTTGAAAGTGCTCTACCTGATTTGACTAATAATCCAGGTGCTCTGGATGTTGTTCAAAAAAGAATAGATGAGCTTAAAGCTGGAGAGAAGGTTGACTACGGAGCAATAGATGAAGCACTGAACACAACGCTTGGACCAGATGCTTATAATAGGGCACGAGATGCTATTCAACTTGCCGATAGCTTTAGTAGCCTATTGGAAAAAAATAAGTATACCAAAGGGCAACAGTACGCTTTGGATACAATGTATACAACGGCGTTTAGTTCGAATCAAAGAGCGATGGCAGAATTTGCTAGGCTAGGTGTTTCTAATGACCTAGTAGGCAGGATTTCCGATTCTATTAGCAAACTTGTGAAAGGTACGCTCACAGAAGAGAGTCTGAATGAGCTTAAGAAAAATCTTAAGCAGGTTTCTATATCATCCAGAAAAGCCATTCTTGAAGCCGCAAATAGAGCAGAGGCTGCTGGTGATAAAAAAACGGCTAGACAGATCAGAGCACTTCATGGAACTTCTGCAAAGGATATCTAAATGACTCAAGATGAATACGAAGATAAAGTTTTCACAATCGAAAACGCTTATGATCTTAATGATGAAGAAAAAGCTCAAAAGTTAGAGAAAGTCAAAAAGGAATTTGAGGCTTCTCCACCACCAGAGCCAGCACCAAAAACTTCTTTTCTCCAAGACATCGCCCTTGGTGGTCTTGATCTTTTGTCTTCAGTGCCTGTTATTAGTACGTTGGTTCAAGAAGATCCTCTGGCTCGCCTTGAAAGACTCGCTGGGGCCGAAAGAGGAAAAGAAGAAAGTTACGCTCAATACATAAACCGTTTAGCGGAATCTGAGGCAATTGCTCAAGAACAGCAAAAGAGAAGACTTGTTGGTGTTCCTATGGGAGCAGAACAGGGCTTTGGTGGAACATTAACGAGATCTCTTGTTGACCCTACTGTTGTTGTTGGACCTGGTAAATTTGGTACAGGTGCAAAAGCCATTGGATCTGTCCTTGGACTTAATGTGTTTCCTAATACACTCATAAACGGAGCAGTAATAGGATCTTCAGGCGTTGTTGATCAAGCATTTCCTGAAGCATCTTTCTTGGGTAAAGAGCTTGCAACGATGATTGCAGGAACTACCGTTGGTATGGGGGCAGGATCTCTTGTGGCAGGGTTTGAAGGGTCAAGGGCAATAAACCCCCTTGAAGCTCTTTCTTCTGCTGACATAAGAACAAAAGTTGCAGGTATCAAGGCTGCTGAAGGATCTCCTGAATCGCTTGCTGCAAAACTACAATACATAGAAGACTTGGGAAAGGTAGCAGGAATTGACTTTACAAAAGGTTTTGCTAGTTTCATAGACAACCCTCATGTGAAGTCACTTATCCAAAGTTACTCTCAGACGGACCCTGAGTTTAACGTTGCCTTCATGGGGCGTTTGGATGACATGTACTCCAAACTTTCAAAGGCTTCGGATGAGATCATTGGTTCAATGGATGAACAAGATCTTAATGCAATAAGAAAGTCAGTACAAGAATCTGGCTACCTTGAAGAACAACAGGCACTAAAGAACAGAGATCAGGCGATATCCCGAGTTGACCAAGAAACCCTCAACCTTAGTGAACAGATCTATAGGGATAGAGATGTAACTACGGCTAACATTGGTAAGGAAGCCTATAATGTTTTAGAGGATAAACTCAACAGTATTAAGTCGAATGTAATCAACCCTGCTTTTGAGAAAGCTAGGAAAGGTGCTCAGGACAGAAAGACTGAATTGACTTCAGCGGAAGTTGGTAATATTTGGAGTGTTGCTAAAAACCTAGATAGCAGTCTTGCTTTTGTTCAAGATTCGCCAGTGGCTTCTTCCATTCTTAGGAAGTGGGCACCAGAAGAAAAAGCACCTGAAGCCCCTTCTAGGATTATCTACAAAAAAACAAGAGAAGAGTTAGAAGCAGAGGCTCTAAAGCAAGCATCTATAGAGACTTACTTTAAGCCAGTCCCTGTAGAACAGATCATTTCTTTGGACCAAGAAGTTTCTAAACTGCTTCGTGCCGAGTACAGGAAAGCTAATCCTGATGGTCAAAAAGTTACTAGACTCAAGCAACTCAAGACTTCAGTTGAAAATACAATCAATGAGAGTATTGTACAAAGAGACCCTGAGTTCACTGCTGACTACAACGAAGCTAAGGGTCTTTTCAAGACTCTGATTGCAGGTCCTATTAGAGATACCAGTCTTAGGTCTCTTAATAGCAGAACACTTTCCACTGAAGTGTTTAACAACTTTAGTAATGTTCAAAAGGTTCGTGACTATCTTGATTTTACAGGAGAAGCTGGCGTTGATGTTGTAAGAAGGGCTTACAGGTTCCATCTTCTTGGCATGCGAGACCCAGGAACAGGCTTCATTCCTCAGACTAAACTTAATGCTTACCTTCAAGATCCAAATACAGCAGCCACTCTTAGGCAGCTTGGTATGTACGATGAGCTGAAGGTGGCTAATACAAAACTTGCAGAGTACGAAGCTGAGCGGCAACAACACAACGAGACTTACAATAATTTTGTAACTGAGAACGCTAGAGGGTTTTTTAATGCTATAGCCAATAAAGAGCTTGATGGTGTTGTTACGGATATTCTCAACAATCCAGCAAAGAGAGAAAATTATGTCTCAGCCATCTCAAGGCTTCCTAATACACAACAGGAACAGATTAGGCAGGCATTAAGAAGGGAGTTTAAGACAAAGGCTGAGAAAAGCAGCCAAAGTCTTTCTGAGTTTGTTTTGGATGAAACAAACGCACCAGCAGCAAAGGCAATCTTTGGTGAGGAGCATTACGGAAATTTAGTTAAGCTTGCCCGGGTTGAAGACCAGATAAACCAAATGGCGAACACACTTTCAGTAGCCACATTGAGGACTGGTGCTACTGATGCTTTTCAAGAGGCAACTGGTGTTTCTTTGGCTTCAACATTAGGTACTCTTAGAAACCAAATACTTTCAGGTCCAAGAAAAGCATTGAATATTACTTCACAAATGCTGACCTCAAAGGGTAAAGACCTTGCTGCAAAGAAGTATGAGAATCTTTTGCTTGACGCAGATGTTGCTAAAGAGTTGGCTAATTCAATGAGTCTTTGGTCTAGGCTCAAAGGAGCAACGAAAGATAAAGCAAAAGTAGCAGGAACTGCCTTTGCTAAATCCTTCCTTGGGGCTACTCAATTTAAGATGCCTTCTCTGTATATCAGTCCTGTGACTGTACAACAAGGAATGACGGTTCCAGGTATAGAGGTTCCTTTTGCACCTTTTGCCCAAGGCGCCCTTACAGCAAAGCCTGTGTATGCTATGGAGAGGGCTTCAAGGGCTAATGAAGCAGCGCAGGCTGAAAGGCTTATGCAACAACAAAGACAAGGTATGTTTACTGGTGGTATGCAATGATCAAAAAAGACAGTCTCAAATGTAACCAACCCAAGCGCACCCCAGGCCACCCTAAGAAGTCTCATGTGGTTAAAGCGTGTGAGGGTGGCAAAGAAAAGATCATCAGGTTTGGTGAGCAGGGTGCCAAGACAGCAGGAAAACCTAAGAAAGGAGAATCTGAAGAAATGAAGATGAAAAGAAAGAGCTTCAAAGCTCGACACGGTAAAAACATAGCAAAGGGTAAATCCTCTGCTGCTTACTGGGCGGACAAAGTAAAATGGTAAAACTGTGTAAAGGATGCCCTACGCCCGCTAAGTGCAAGAAGGCCGGTAAGTGCCTTAAAAAAGCATCTAGGGAGAAACAAAAAGAAAAATACTAAAGAAAAAATAAGGGGGCTCTAGGCCCCCTTTTAGCTTCAGAGCGGGTCTTTTATTGAGTCTACAAACTCACAAACATTACCCACACAAGCCAGTGTTTGTGCCCCTTCAGTGTTATCT